CAATTTTGAAACGCACTACTTCCAATACTCTTACAAGCAGGGAAATTAGCTTCTGTAAGACTGGAGCATTGATAAAACGCTCTAGCTCCAATACTCGTACAAGCAGGGAAATTAGCGGTTTTAAGATTACTATTTGAGGAAGTTCCAAATATACCGTTGGTAACTGTACCTGAATACATATCGAAGCTCAATGCTATAATAGATTTACAATCATAAAACGCACTACTTCCAATACTCTTACAAGCAGGGAAATTAGCTTCAGTAAGATTTGAGCAACCTCGAAACGCACCACTTCCAATACTAGTACAAGCAGGGAAACTTACTGAAGTAAGACTTGAGCAATATCCAAACGCATAATTTCCAATACTCGTACAAACTGAGAAAGATACTGAAGTAAGACTGGAGCAATTATAAAACGCATAACCTCCAATACTCGTACAAACAGGGAAAGATATTGAAGCAAGACTGGTGCAATAAGCAAACGCACTACTTCCAATACTCGTACAAGCTGGGAAACTTACTGAAGTAAGACTGGAGCAAAATCCAAACGCATTATATCCCATAGCCGTACAAGCAGGGAAAGATACTGAAGTAAGACTGGAGCATTTACAAAACACATCTTCTTCAATACTCGTCGTATAATTAGGGAAACTTATTAAAGTAAGACTCGAGCAACTATAAAACGCACTACTTCCAATACTCGTACAAGCAGGGAAAATAGCTTCTGTAAGACTGGAGCATTGATAAAATGCAAAACTTTCAATACTCGTACAAGCGGGAAAGCTTACTTCAGTAAGACTTGGGCAATTTCGAAACGCATTACTACCAATATTCGTACAAGCAGGGAAATTAGCTTCAGTAAGACTGTGGCAAAATTGAAACGCATTACTTTCAATACTAGTACAAGCAAGGAAAGATACTGAAGTAAGACTGGAATGTGAATAAAACGCATAAGCCCCAATGGTACTCACCCTTGAATTCTCATAAGCTCTAATAGTCCTTTTAACAATTGCGTCCTCGTATCCTCCACCACTTCCGCCTCCCGCTTCAATCCCATCAATCGCCGACACAAACCCCGAAGGGAACGTAAGGTTATCAGAAATCTCAGCCTTCGTCCTTATAGCATCTGCAATAGACGAAAGTTCAATATCTTTTACAGTATAAAAGTTAGCCATTAGAAACTCACCCCCGTTGCAGATTCAAAGGCACCATAGGGAACAATACGATTGGAGAATTTCGACCAGTTCGGTGCGGAAATATATTGAGAGTAAAGAGAAGGCGGCACGAAGATTGAGCCATATACACCGCCTGTATATTGAGTATATCCACTAATTGGAGAACCAGCAAATACGCCCTCGCCTTCAAGCGTACATACAGATGGCCCAAGCAAATATAAAGAACGCAAATAAAAGCAAGGCGAGAACGCTCCATTACGTATATACGTGCAACTTGGTAAATATATCTCACTAAAAGCACAGTACCCAAACACATTAATTCCAATACTTGTACAAGCAGGGAAACTTACTGAAGTAAGACTGGTGCAACCCATAAACGCACTACTTCCAATATTCGTACAAACAGGGAAATTAGCTTCAGTAAGACTGGTGCAACCCGTAAACGCATCGTTACCAATACTTGTGCAAACATGGAAATCAGCTTCAGTAAGACTGGAGCAACCAGCAAACGCACCGTTATCAATACTTGTACAAGCAGGAAAACTAATGTTACTAATATTAGAGCACCAAGTAAATGCACTATTTCCAATATATGTACAAGCAGGAAAATTAGCTTCTGTAAGGCTGGTGCAACCCGTAAATGCGGCATTTCCTATATTACTGCAAACAGGAAAGTTTATATTCGCAAGATTTGCACATGTATTAAACGCTGCTGTTCCAATAGTTCTGCAAGCTGGTAAACTCGCAGTTGTTATAACGGAATTGCTATAAAATGCACCAGCAATAGTAATACTTTTCCATGCCGGATGCCATACTTCGCTTAAATTATTATCCTTAATCTGACTTATAAATGCCCTCTCATCCGCAATATCAAACTGGAATTCGCCGCTGCCATCGGTAATCGCTAAGGTCTCAACCGTATACCCATCGTTCAAAATGTCAGGCGAAGTAATAATCATGCCCTGACTACTTCCAAACGTAGCACCGCTCAAATACGCATTACTCGAAAGCGCCATACTGTCTGCTGCCACAACCTGAGCACCGCTTGCCGCGTTCACCCAACCATTAATATCACTATTAACCGTAACAGCTTCCTTAAAGGCACTCGCGGTAACAGTTAAAGGACCGACATATCTAATACTGCCACTACTGGACAAACTCGTAAAGCTAAGTCCAGTACCACCAAACGATAATGATTCATTTATAAGACCGCCGCCAGCCAGATCTAAAGAGGCCGACTGCGCGTTGATTTCAAGTTCCATGTTTCTGTCGACAAACTTATTACTTGTTAAGAATGTCAACTTCGTTCCGCTCGATTTGGTAATCGTAATTGCGCTGCTGAAAGAGGAACCACTTATCATAGTTTCAGCAATCATGCGGCTTCACACCTCCCATTTTGATTTTCACATAAGAAAGAGGAGGGGCGAAGCGTATTTCAGCAACGCCCCATGAAAGAGTTAATTAGGCAACGGTATAAGAGCCGTCGTAGGTCGGAATGGTACCGGTGATCAGAGCACCATCGTTATTGTAAGCAGAGTAGTTAGCCAGGATCATGTCGGCAGCCAGATTCTGGGAAGCAGCATCGGGCACCAGGCGAGCCAAGCTAATCTTCACATTGTCGGTATAGCCCTTGTTGATGTACAGGAAGTCACCAGAGATCAGCACGGGACCGGTAGAGGAGATGTCGCTGTAGGTCTCACCAGACGCGGAAGCATTGGCGAAGCTCGCAGCAGAGATCGGCACGTAAGTCGTGTCGGAAGCCTCAGCACCCACCTCGAGATCGGAGCTGTCAACGGTGGTGTAGTGACCTTCAGCGGTATCACCATAACCAGCCGCAGTAACAGCCGCAGTCGCCTTCACGTTCTGAGTGTCAGCAGCAGTCTTCACAGCCACGTAGAAGCCGGAAGCGGGCTGAGTAGTGGTAGCAGCGCCAGAGTCAACGTTGGTCACAGCTTCCTTGGCGATAACAGGCTTCGCGGTGCCAGTACCAGTCAGGGTAGCGGCGATGGCGATCTTGTTGACCTCAGCGGCAACTGTAGCGCCATTGGTAGCACCAGTAGCGGTACCAACACCAGCGCCAATGTAACCCTCGGTTACGGTCGGAGCGGGAATGTTAGCAGCACCGGTAATATCAAACTTACCGGAAGTGGCATTGTAGTTGTGCGCAACAGTCGCGATCTCGGCAGTAGCGGACTCAACAGCACCTTCCTTGATCGGCACGTAAGCGGTATCAGCAGCATTGGTGCCAATCTCAGTAGCGGTAGCAGCATCCGCCACATAGTGGTCAGCCGTACCATAACCCTCGCCAGTCACCTTACCCACAGCAGACAGGCTACCAGTCACGGCAGCGGCATCCACTTGCACATAAGCACCGGCAGCAGGCTTAGTAGTCGTAGCAGCGCCAGAAGCAGCGTCCACCCAGGTATCGGAACCATCCTTGGCAGTACGAGCGATGACGGGAGTCACCTTGGGAGTGCCAGTGATGGTCACGCCAACCTGCACCTGATCCATCTCGGTGTTGACAGTCGCCTCGCCAGCATTCTTCGTGCCGAGAGTAGAGCTGATGAAACCGGGAGTGTTGACAGCCGGAGCAGCGATTTCCTTGGTAGCAGTCGCCTTGAACTTCTCGCTAGAAGAGTCATAAGCAATAGTCGTGTCAGCAGTCGCAATCGCAACGTTGGAAGAGGACACCTCAGCCTTCTGGCCGGCCTCCATCGCCTTCACAACAACAGTACGAGCAGCCTCATAGCCCTCGGTGATGTTGATGGTCTGGTCGTTAGAGACCTCAGGAATGATCTGGGCACCGGAGTTGATCGCGGTAGCGCCGTTCTTCAGAGTAGACTGAGCAACCTTTCCGACCTTAACACCATTCTCGGAAACGGTATGGTCACCAGCAGTAATCCAGCCAGCAGTCGCCACAGCAACCTTGCCAGCCACATTAACTTCGGGATTGTAGTAGCCATCAACTGCAGTGCCCATATCCATGCTCGCGGTAAGATCGGTAATATCCAGCGCAGGATCGGCAGCAGCGGGGGTATTGATGTCGATGTTGATGTTCTTGTCGACAAAGGTGTTCTTGGTGTTGAGGGTTACAGAATGCTTACCGGCCGCGTCGGTAGTATGAGCGTACTGCAGGACCTCTTCCTCGTTGATGGTGATGACATTCAGATCTGCCATTTTGAATTCCTCCTATTTAGTGGTCGGAGTAGTCGCCGTTGTAAACCGGCACTGTGACATCGGCGGAGCCATCAAACTGATAAGCACCGCCGTTACCAAAGGTGAGAGTATGCTTGAGCTTCTTAGCAACAATGTTGTCGGCGTTAAGCCCGCCCAGCCTTTCCCAGCTATACTCTCCCTGAGGAGACTTAATGGTGATGTACTCGTCGAATACATCGTTTACATCGTTGGCAGAGGGGACAAAGTAGAGCTTGCCCACCGTGTCCTCGCTCGCAACCAACGTGCCGATAAGTTCACCAAACGCGACGCCACTCGGCGTATTGGCATCGCTGTCGCAGTAAACGATCTCCCAATCCTTAGAAGGACCCTGAGATTCGCCAGCATTGATGAAAGGGAGATCCTTGATCGTAGTAGTACCATCACCAATCTTAAGACCGGGAATAACGATGGACTTCCCGTCAGTATCGATGATGGTCTTGTAATCCATATATACAACCGGCTCCGCGATCAGAGGAACAAAGTCAGGATGCGCGTTCCAATAAACAGTGGTCTGCCTTTTAAGCTGTATACGGGCCTTGATTACCTCAGCCATAGTATTTCACCGCCAATCTTTATTCGTCGATAAGATCCTTTATCTTTTTAAGGTCGGCTTCTGTAATGGTTGTATCGCCGATAGTAAGCTTGTCCCTCGGAGCAAGATTGACTCGCTCTAACTGGTCGCAGAGAGCCCTGAGCCTGGTCTCAATATCAAGACTCGACTTGCTCGGACCGCTACCAGTCAGTTTGTCAAGGACATTACTTAACCTATCAAGCTGGTCACTAATAGCCATACTGTATCACTTCCTTTAATTTGCTACCTTAGCGTATTTACCGCTAACCCACAGAGTTTGCTTCTCGTATTCGATGAGCAGCCAATTATCCAGCGTATAGCCGAAGTAATGGAGCCTGTCACCAGGCTTAGCAACCGCAATGGACTTATAGCTGGCATTGGGACCCTGACGAAGGTTGACCTTGCCGATAATCTCAACAAAAGGAGGTTCAACTGAAGGAACCGGGATAACGGGATCTTCGCCATCAGGAGTCGTCGGAATTTCGCCAGGATGCCAAGTAGACTTAACGGAAGAACCAAGAGTAATGTTGGTTGCAGCATGATGAGACTCATAAAGGAGAATATCACCAGGAAGCAGATACTTACCGGAAGTTAGATACTTGGAAGCGGTAAGAGCCTGGAACCCAGCCTTCGTAAACTGAGAACGCATGTTTCTCGAAGTGCAGATCGGAACATCCTGAAGAGCCTTGATACCGAAAATATAACCGGCCGCACGAACATTGGAAGAAACACCAGCCGTGCAATCCTCTTCACAGGCAACTGTGATCTTCGAAGGATCATAACCTACTGCCTTAAGCTGAGTCCAATAGCTAGTACGCTGATTCTGATCATAGCCGATCTTGTTGTTAAGAGCAGCGGCAATACCAAGCTTAGCAATCTCAAGAGCAACCGCCTGATCGGGATAGCGAAGCACCACCGTCCACGGACGATTGTACCAGGCTTTAAGGCTCCACTCATCACCAGACTGGTCACCAGCTTTACCGCCTTTATATTGCTTATTTTCATCATGACCGGAATTAGAAATGTAATGAGTTCCAGTAGAATAGAGATACTTATCAAAATTTACTGCCATTTTGATTTTTCACCTCACTTTAAATACCGACGAAACGTTCAGAGTAATATGACCAATTAGAAGCCGATTTATAAGAAATAAGTAGAGACGTTGGAACATAAATGGAGCCATAGACACCGCCTGTAGAAGTAGTATAACCAGCGATTGGAGTGGAAGTAAAGGCATTAGAATAAGCAAGTTTACATAAAGACGATCCGGTTAAGTATAAAGAAAGTAAATTATAGCATTTATAAAACGCATTACCTCCAATACTCGTACAAGCAGGGAAACTTACTGAAGTAAGACTGGAGCAACCCCAAAACGCACCATTGCTAATACTTGCACAAGCAGGGGAAGACACTGAAGTAAGACTTGAGCAATAGGCAAATGCCTGTGTTCCAATACTCGTACAAGCAGGGAAATTTACAGAAGTAAGACTTCTACAGCCTGTAAACGCGTAACTTCCAATACTCGTACAAGCGGGAAAATCAACATAAGAAAGACTGGAACAATAATAAAAGACGCTTTCTCCAATATTCGTACAAGCAGGGAAAGAGGCTTCGGTAAGACTGGAGCAAGTATAAAACGCATAGTTTCCAATATTCGTACAAGCAGGGAAAGAAACATTGGTAAGACTGGAGCAAGTAGCAAACGCAAAACTTCCGATATAAGACGCACTTCCATATATAGATCCACTTATAGACCTCATCGCAATATCATCCATTGAAATTCCAGCAGCAGGCACATTAACCATAACCTCTGAATACCCATCAACCCCAGAAGGTGGGGTGTATGTTCCATTAGCAGTAACACTAAGAACTTCTGTAATTACCGAGCCAGATACTGGTACATTCACCACCACACTGGATAAGCCATCATACCCATCATCCGGAGTTACCGTTCCGTTCTGCGTCGCGGTCTTGGATTGTAAAAGTATTGCAGTTTCACCTGACAGTTCAACCCTTCCAAGTCCAGCATAAGCCGTCGCGTCACTAACGATAAAACGATACTCTATGTAGGCGTCAGAATTGTTTAAGTCAATTTCAAACTGCGTATCGCTCTGCGCCAGCCCCGTCCCGGTATACAGGTCTGTGTAAGTGGCAAAACCATCGTTGCTCGCGCGTACCGTGATGTTTGAACTGTACCAGTATGTTGTAGCCGATGCCATGTAATAATTGGACAGCCGCACCTTTTTCAGGTTAAACGGCGTCGTGAAATTGATGTTCAGCCAGTTGTTGGTGCCGTTGGAGCCCCAGAAATTACCCGCAACGTCACCAAAGATGCCGGAGGGCTGCTTGGGCGATTGTGAAAACGTGCTGCTGGCCGTAACCGTCATCGGAAGCGGCTCTCCACCTCCACCGCCTCCGGACACATTCACCACCACGCTGCTCAGCCCGTCATACCCATCATCCGGAGTTACCGTGCCGTTCTGCGTCGCGGTTTTGCTCTGCAAGCTTGGCTGCACATTCACATTTGCGCTGGCATAGTCTTTAACATTGGCAATACCATTTTCTGTAATTTGAATGGTACCAGTTGGCTCAGGATAGCCACCACCGCCTGTTGGAACGTTAACGACTACCTTCGAAAATCCATTTACACCAGCAGAAGGCGTATACGTACCATTAGCATTGACATTTAGATTCTCAACAACAGGCATATATCCAGCGTCGTTCACTTTTCGTATTGCCTCCTTGATAGCAGTGCGTATGTCTTCTCCATATCTTCCATTTTGAATTGTTGAAAGCTCGCTTGAGATGTTGGCAAGCATACTTACTTATCCTTTCCGAGTATTTTCTGTTCATCTTCGTAATTTTTTGAAGAAATCTGAAGAATCGCTCCAAGGAAGACATCGACGGCGGAAATAGTTCCAACAATCTGTTCACTATAAGGAAGATTCCAAACCTTGGAGAGAGCAAAATATAACGTAGCCAGAGCAGGAAGCAGAATCTGGGCAATCCACTTCAATTTATCATATACGGCATTAGAAAATACCATGCTTACACTCCCTTTCAAATAAATTTAGTCGTGAACGATCTTTAATTTATCAACTTCACGCATAAGCCGTTCCACAGAACCATTACCCCCCATTTTCTTATAAGGCTCGTATAAGTATTTATAGAGATTCTCATATTCGCTTTGAGTAATCTGGCCTTTCTCGACATACTTCATTCCAATCCACATAATTCTGTCATGTGCAAGGCCAAGAAGCATTCTCGAATTTAAGCTTTTCTTATCTATAATCCTCGATATAAGAGCCCAAAAACCATTCGCGGCAAGCAAAGTACAAAGAATCGTAATAATAATCGATTGATTCATCAACATCAACTCCTTTGAAAGAGGACCGGATTTGCAAGAATATCAAACAAACCCGATCCTCATAGTTTACTTACCGTTCCTTCGCCATGTTAAGCAGGAAATTGAGAGCGCTCTTCCTTTCGGGATCATCGGTGTTATCAAGCATCTTATGAACCTGATGAATAGCCTTCTCCTTTTCGCTGTCATAATACCTGCGACCGGACATGTTCATATCGTCGTACATACCATAGCTACGGCCATCCCAGGAATTCCCATCCATATACTGAGGATAGTACATTCCGGAACCGCCATTCATACCACGCATGTCACGAGACATATACTGACCGTTCATAGGATTGCGGCCACGACGGAAGCTCATTTCAGGCATATGCTCAGAACCGGGATACTCCTTGCCATTCTCCATAGCATCAATAACCAGGTTATAATAAATGAGCTTCTTATAGTTCTTCATACGCTCAAGAGCATCCTTATCCCAGGCACCCTTGGCGTAGAGAGTATCATAATCCTTCTGGAAACACTCATTTTCCTTCATATAATCAGACATCTAAATCCTCCTCCTTTCTTCATCGATCGAACGTCAGAACAGCGGCCCTGCCAACGATCGGCTGAGTACCTGTATTCTGAATAGCCACATTCTGGCAGCAGCCATTCAGAATAGGAACAGGCAAATCGGTACCGATATGATTAAACTCACTCACCGCAGCCGGGGTAGAATCCATCTCGGAAAGCGGATAAGCAACGCCGTCAATCACGATCGACACAGAAATAGGCTCAACAGTCGCTGTAGGTGCAAGAGCCACATTTGCGTTGAAGGTAACCTTATAAGTCGCCGGAGACCTGTTGCAGCAACAGCACCCGCCATTACTCATAGGGTTACCCGCAAGGTTGAAAAGAGGAGTTTCGTCAACATGCTGAATCAGACCTCGAATACACGGAATAAGGGTGGAAGTAAATACCCAATATCCGCCAGGCTGAATGGTCTGCTCAGCTAAAGCGCCATATGCAGCAGACATTTACAGCACCTCCTACGATTAACCGAAGTTGCGGCAGCAGGTGTTGCAAGTATTCATGTTGGAGCAGCAATTCGGATTCTGCACAATATAAGCAGGCTTCGCAACAGGAGCCAGATGCTGCTCAATGGCATTAGTCTGAAGCTCGTTATTGGTAATGATGGCGTCACGAGAACTGTTAACCATACCGAGAATCTCGGAACGAGTAAGCTGCCTCTGGAGATCAGCAATCTGAGCATCCTTCTGAGCCATCTTAAAGTCGCAGAAGTCATCCTTCAGGCTCTGAATGCCGGCGTTAAACTGATTGGACATGGCGTTCATCTGCTGGTTATACTGGGCAGACAGTGCCTGGAACGCATCACCAATGGCAGCACGATCACTGCAAGCCTCAGTCGCCACAGTATACTTAAGATCAGCAGTAGCGGCACGGTTCTCACAACAACAGTTCTGCAGACCCATGTTGAGGTTCTGAAGCTGAGTATTGGTAGCGTTCTGATTGTTGTTCATCTGCTGAAGAATATTTGCCTGCTGGTTACACCTGGACACTTCAGCATTAGAGAAGCCAGTCTGCATCTGAGTCTGGAGGCCATTAATACCGTTAACCAGAGCAGCCTGATCAAAGTTCTGCTGAATAGAATACCCATTACCCATGCCCATCATCGGAGCGCCATAAGGCATGTAAACAACACTACCGTTGCCAGCAGCATTGCCATTATTATTACCCCAGCCCATGAACATCATCAGGAAGAAGAACAGAATGAGGTAGAAGAAGATAGCGCCGCCACCCATTCCGCCAAAGATATCACCGAAACCACCGCCGTAATTACCACCATTGCCATTGGGATAAACATTCACCGAAGGCTGCTGATTCTGAGATTCAACTACCATAAGTCACGTCTCCTTTACTACTTAGTCGATAGAGTGAAAAGTTACTTTATTACTGCCATTTTGAATTTCCTTAGAGCTCAATCAGAAACACAAAATGGGCAATAACTTAAAACGAATTACAAAGACTCAATGTGCTTAATCCAATCTGCAAATGTAACGGATTCCATGAACATACCTTCCTGGAAGAATCGGTTCTTCATACCAACGATGATCTGAGATTTAAATTCCTCAGGAATGGATTCAAACTGAGGTTTGAAAGTCTCATAGTATTTCTTAAATCGCTTCTCGGTAGTCATTCGATACTCCTGATTTTCCTGGTTAAGCCATTCTGCTTTATTCATCATGAAATAGGCATCGTAGATCATAGCCGTAACGTAATACTGAGCATCCAGCTTGCGTCCACGGCTCAGGAATTCTTTTGCAAGAGCAGTATTGGAATCCAGCATATTGACGTAAGTTTTGAGAATATACTTCGGATCATGACGGCAAACAGATTCATCACGCCATCTCCAAAGATAGAACGGAGTCTGGCAATACTTTACCTGACCGGCAAGTCGTTGCGCAAGGCAATTGAAATAGCTATCTTCATGAATCGTAAGCGAATCGTTGAAACGAATATTGTTCATAACAAGATAGCTTCGCCTGTAAACCTTGCCATGTACGAAAGTACTGTCATTCTCGCGATTGATATAGATCTTCTCGTTCGTTCGAGGATCTTTCGTTTCCTCAACAAATATGGAAGACAGGGCGTTGAACCCTTCACCAAGCATCTCCCTAAATATAATCCAAAGACCGCACATGTTATAAAACATGTCATCAGCGTCACAGAACATAACATAATCAGCTGTAGCAGCATCAAGACAAGCGTTTCTTGCAGCAGATACTCCCTTGTGACCGTTATGAATGTACTTAATATCAAACGGGAACGATTCGAGGAACTTTTCGCTAAGCCAGTCTGCCATATCCTCCGAATCAGAACAGATGATAACACCGACATCATTAAGATTAACATTCTGCTGAATCTCAATAGACTTCAACAGCGGAGCGATAATTTCTTCAGTCTCATGATACTGGGGAATCAAAATTTCAAGCTTCTTCATTGTTTCTCTCCTCCTAAAAATGATTATTATTCTGGATGATCGTCATTAATAACAGTAATTTTTACATCGAAAGAATCTTCAAGTGCTTCTTCAAAATCTTCTCTGTTCCATTTCACATTAATAGGAATAGTTCCTTTTTCTATTTTCATAAAACCATATTCTTCATCTCCATAAAGCGCAACCCATGCTTTTCTTGCAGCCACTTCTCCTAAACTCGTATAATGTGGATAAACATAATCTCCAGCACTTTCTTCTATTAATAATCTTACTTTTTTATTCTCAAAAGTGCTAAGCTTATATGGAGTTCTGGCATAGTATATACTCTTACCTTTATACGTGTATTTACTTGCTTTTCCAATAAAAGAACTTGATCCCATATTATAAGCATATCTAGCATTTCCGCTATTATCAATTTGTATTGAGCACAAATGACCATTAAATTGATTATCGGAAAATGCAATTAAATCATAATCATCTAAATACTCCGTTTTCGAAGTATCAGAATAACGTCTATATAGAATGAAATATATTTTTCCTTTATAATCATTATCTAAATTAACATTAAAACCTATTGTTCCATCGTTATATGAACTCCAAGCGTTTTCTCCAGCTGATACAATATCATAAGAATAATACCTAAAATCATACCCAATTCCGTCATTAATAATGTCGCTGCTTCGTTCAATAGTTTTGATCGGCAAGCTTATTTGATAGCCATCTATAGTAATAGTATCGTCAGATATTATTTCGTAAGAAATATCTATTGCATCATCAATATATAACGGATCATTATAAAGCGTGAGCTCTTGTAAGGGTATAATGCCATCCTTATGCGTAGAATCAGTCCATATACTTCCATCTTCCGTATATGCCTTAACGATCATACCATTGTAGTCTACAATTTCTCCGTTACCATATTCAAGTTTAGTTGGAGAAGTAATAACTTCAATACGATAAGGTTTAACATTAACCGTTATTTCAAAATTAGCAGAATACTCAGTATCAATTGTCGTATGCTGAACATACTTAACTGGAATACGTATTTCATTGTTACCATCGTATTCTGCAATGTCAACAGGAAATATTAAATCCTCAATCGGAATAATACCTTTTGGATACCGACCATCATTTATCCATGGAATAAGCTCACTTGAAGAATCTCCTGGAACTTTTCTCGTATAGGCCGTTACAACAATACCAGTATAATCAATCTCATCCCCATCGAAATAAGTTACCTTATTCGGAGGAGTAGTCACTTCTATGTGATGTATAATTGTACCGATCTTAATCAAAAAGCTTGAGCTTAAAACATATCTATCATCGACTCTTGGCCAATTGACAGGTAGAGGTTGAAAGTATCCAGATGACATTAATGTAGCAGATACAAAGGACGCCTTAGTAATAGGAAATTGCAGTTCACTATAAGGAATCATTCCGTTTAAGTATTTGCTATTTGCACTCCAAATATCTCCTGACGAATTAAAGGCTCTGACACTAATTCCGCTGTAGTTAATAGTTGCGCCATCATAATACGAAAGAATGGACGGTTGCTGTATGATCTCTATTCTTACTGGTAAATCAGGAGTGAACGTCTGATTATCATACGCCGCCGAAGGATCTGGGCCATATGACGTTCCATCGTCGGTTGATGAAGTCGAAGGTGTAGATCCCCACGGTATTGGAATATAATCAATCGGATTACCGTTCCAGTCAAGCCACCAAGCCTGGAAACATAAACCAAGTTTTGACGGATCAATAACCGCGTCCTGTAAAAGCTGGTACTCTAAGGTAATCTTCGAATAATCGCTTCCTGGAGTATAGCCCTTTACTGTGATACGACCCTGGTAAATACGATCAAGCTCATGATCCTTAAGCCTTACTGCCATTTTGAATCCATGAAAGTAATGAACGAGTGCTCTATAGCATGAAGCCCAATCACTCCATTTCTCATGATCGATATAGAATTCCCATTCGCCAGTCGGGATTCCACGCTTCTTATCTTCCTGAAGAAAACTTGAGATATCGACTCTTCTTTCCGTATCTGGAATACTTGCTATTAATAAGCTAAGCGGTCCTTCGTTATACCATGGACGAAGAATTGGAATTAGATGAAAATCCTTAAATGAGTTCTTACAAACTGGAGGATTCTCGCTTAGATTGAAGAAGTCAATGGAATGATCGAGTATTCTTCTATAAAAATATATCTTTCTATACTGATGACAGTAATAATTACCTTCATGAGTAACGCCTATTTTTGAAAGAACAGCATCTGCAGCAAATCTTCTTACAAAATAACTGTTTTCAGTTTCATCATAGATAAGAACGGAATAAACAGTTTTATCGTCTGAGTCTTCTTCAAGAGTGAACGTAACGATCGGGAAGTAATCAAAGCTTATGCTCTGTGGATCATATATTACATGATTCGGAGCTTCATCAGCAATAGCCCGTTCTACTGTCATTGCAGAAAATTCAAACGAGTCCCACACCCAATATTTAAAGGTCTTGAATATCTCTATAAATCGCTCATATACAGAATTAGGATCATTAGCCATTGCTTACAAGTCTCCTTCCTTCTATATAGCTGCGAATCTTGAAGAGTAAGCCGACCAACCGGTAGCCGTTTGATAAGCTGCAAGCAGTGATGCGGGAACATAGATGGAACCCCAAAAAGATCCGTTGGCTGGTTCGTAGGTGTAGGACGAAGTTTCTGGATGCCAGACCCTCTTTGTTGAAAATGGGATTGGCAGAACTGGGAATGATACAACGATCGATCCTCCAATCAAGAGCTTTTGAAGGGAATTACAATTAGTAAATGCATAGTTTCCAATACTCGTACAAGCAGGGAAATTAGCTTCTGTAAGACTGGAACAACTATAAAACGCACTACTTCCAATGCTTGTACAAGCAGGGAAATTAGCTTCTGTAAGACTGGAACAACTATAAAACGCACTACTTCCAATGCTTGTACAAGCAGGAAAACTTACCGATGTAAGACTGGAACAACTATAAAACGCACCACTTCCAATACTTGTACAAGCAGGAAAAATAGCTTCAACAAGACCTATACAGTTTCTAAATGCATTATTCCCAATACTCGTACAAACTGGAAAATTAGCAGTTTTAAGTTTGGTATTTAAATAAGTTCCAAACTTATAGCTAGTAACCGCGCCAGTATACGCATCAAAACTCAAAGTTACAATCGAACTACAAACATAAAACGCACTATTTCCAATACTCGTACAAGCAGGGAAATTGGCTTCTGTAAGGCTGGAGCAATACGCAAATGCACTACTTCCAATACTTGTACAAGCAGGGAAATTAGCTTCGGCAAGACTGGTACAAGACATAAACGCATTATTTCCAATACTCGTACAAACTGGAAAACTTGCTGAAATACAGCTGGAGCAATATTCAAACGCACTACTTCCAATACTTGTACAAGCAGAGAAATTGGCTTCGGTAAGACCTATACAGCTTCCAAATGCATTATTTCCAATACTCGTACAAACTGGAAAACTTGCTGAAATACAGCTGGAGCAATATTCAAACGCACTACTTCCAATACTTGTACAAGCAGGGAAAATGGCTTCTGTAAGGCTGGTACAAGACATAAACGCATTACTTCCAATACTCGTACAAACTGGAAAACTTGCTGAAGTAAGGCTGGAGCAATACCCAAACGCACTACTTCCAATACTTGTACAAGCAGGGAAATTAGCTTCTGTAAGGCTGTAGCAATATTTAAACGCGCTATTTCCAATATTTGTACAAGAAGGGAAACTTACCGAAGCAAGACTGGAGCAAGCCATAAACGCCATAGCTTCAATACTCGTACAAGCAGGGAAATTAGCTTCTGTAAGGCTGGAGCAATATTGAAAAGCATAATATCCAATACTTGTACAAGAAGGGAAATTAGCTTCTGTAAGGCTGGAGCAATATTCAAACGCGCTATTTCCAATATTTGTACAAGAAGGAAAACTTGCTGAAATAAGACTTGTGCAAGACCGAAACGCCATAGCTTCAATACTCGTACAAGCAGGGAAATTAGCTTCTGTAAGGCTGGAGCAATATTCAAACGCGCTATCTCTAATATTTGTACAAGAAGGGAAATTAGCTTCTGTAAGGCTAGAGCAATTAGCAAACGCACTAAGTGCAATACTCGTACAAGCAGGGAAAGAAACATTGGTAAGACTTAGGCAGTTTTTAAATGCACCAATCGAAATAGTTGTGCACATAGGAAAAATAGCTTTTCTTAAATTTGAGCAACTAGCAAACGCCCAACTTGCAATACTTCTACAGGCAGGAAAAATTATCTCATTAAGAGCGGTGCATTCATAGAAAGCTTTATAGTCTATATAATTACATTTTGGAGTTGAAATACAAGATAAGCTTGAGCAATTAGCAAAATCGAATTCGCTTATCAACTCTAGATTATTACCATAAAATGCTCTCAATGATGGACATTCGAAAAATGTCCCCCCGCCAAGGGCCTTACAATTATTAAATATTGCTACTTCTAATTTACTCATTGAATAAAAACAATACGCGTGAATAAAACTAACTCTATTATTTGTATATGTTCCGCGTAATATCTTTTGTATTATCTGTGCATCAACATTCATAATAACTGTTCATCCCCCTTCTGTCAAGGTTAAGAAGAAATAATCCGTCCTCCTTCTTCAATCCATGAAGACCAAATATCATCAGTTACATATGCGTTGTATAAACTAGATGGAACATATACTTTAACGGATGCATAGTTTGCATATATAGTTCCAATATTATTCTTACGTGGAATTGCATATTTACTTTCTAATATTACTTTTTTATTGCTCATCAAATGAATTGAAAGTAAATAACCCAATCCATTGAATCCACTTGAATATATTATGCTGCAATTAGGAAAGCTAACCTCTTTAATTCTATAGCCTAAATCAGGTATATATTTTGCAATTGAACTGGCATATTTTCCGTTTGGCTTGTATGTATATCCACGCATTCCGTAAGGAGGCATATATGTTACATCATAATTTACATAATTATATATAAGCTTTCCTTCAATATAATCATCTTCAGTAAATGTCGTATCGATTGTTATACTGAATGTTGAGCTAAGCACACTGCGATCAACTGGTCTCATCCATTGAACGGGAAGTGTCTGAGGAGATGGAAAAGCAGCTTTTGAAATTGGGAACTCAAGTTCACTATAAGGTATTACGCCATTCGGGTATTTGCTACTAGTTGACCAAACGGTACCCTTCGAATTATAAGCAACGACGCTAATTCCGCTATAATCAATAGAAGCATCAACCAGATAATTCAAAATTGATGGCGGGTTAGTAATCCTAATTTCAACAGGCAAATCAGGAATGATATACTGGTTACCAGAACCGCCTCCGTCACCATCGCCGCCACCATCGCCGCCACCATCGCCGCCACCAGACCCCCACGGTATCTTTTCGTAGCTTACATGGCTCCCGTCCCAATCAAGCCACCATACCATGAAATGAAGATTCAAAGCATCTGGATCGGTTTCAGCAGTTGGCTCAAGATAATATTGTAGCGTAATCTTAGAGTAATCACCACCAGGAGCATAATTCTGTACTATAAATCTACCTACATAGATCCTATCGCGGTCATGATCTGTAAGCCTTACTGCCATTTTGAATCCATGAAAGTAGTGAACTAACGCTCGATAGCATGTAGCCCAATCTTCCCACTTGTCATAGTCAATGTAAAACTCCCACTCGCCGCTTTGTGATTGAATTGTCTTTCCTACATAACTTGTAAGATCAATTCTTCTGTAAGTAAGTGGTATATTGGCTCCCATAAGATTATACTCAGGAAGAGCCACGTAAGGCCGAGATGCTGGAACTAAATGGAACTCATGCCAACTATTCATGCAAACTGGCTCTTCTTCGCTTAAATTAAAGAAATCGATGGAATGGGCTCCGTTATAAACTATACTCACCTATTATTCCCGTTTCCAAGAAAATTCTGTGCCCACTGAGCCATCTGTGCACACTGATTATATTGATCGTCAGTCATTCTGCCAGAAGACCTTAAATAGTTCGTAATAGCTTCAGGATTACCTTGAATATTTTGTGGAATATTGAGACCACTATTCATAAAAGCCCCAATAGGATTAGACATGAACTCGCGAAGTCTACCTGCTATGTTCATGAAATTCCCAAATGGTCCGCCAGCATTACCACCGCTATTATTTCCGTTTCCACGGCCAAAATAATTAAGCATTCTGTTCATTGTTCATCACGATCCTTCCTCCGTTACCAACGGCAAGTCGAGAAAGCGCGCTATTGAATTGCGACTGGGTTACAAAAGTCTGAGGATTAGGAATCTGAACATTCGAAAGAGCATTATTAATCATATCACGAATATCATCCTTCGTAGCATAAGCAGAAAGATCAATATTAGCAGGAGTTGTGGGTTCAGGCTCGATATGCTCAGTAAAGTCGTTGTCATCAAGAACCTTAAGACGGCCGTTGTTATCATATCCCTTCACATAAAAACGATTATCTTCGTCATCCCAAAGCCTCACCATATTAATTCCTGGAGGCATCTGATAAAGATCAGCGCCGGCTCGTCCATGAACATAATCACTCCATATCAGCCTTCCCTGTTGAAAATACTGAACGATCTCCTGAGGAGTAAGACCAAAGTTATTATTGTTATATCCATTGTAACCATTGTAACCATTGTTATTGAAATTGTTCCCGTAATTATTATACGCGGGCATAGTTTTCCCTCCTCCATGCACCTTCAAGTACCTCGTCTCCGCTGTCCCAGGCATCACAGTAGTTTCCGTCAACCGCTGCAACTACGTGGGACCCTGTTGCTAAAATATAAATTCCATTTCGGTTCTCACTACAAAAATCTCGAACGGTATAGCAGTTCGGGCAATCTGTCGGAAGTGAATGTTGTACAAAACCTATCGACTTTAGATAGGTTCCCCATACATTATTAACGCTTGGCATGTTCTTCATAATGAAGCCTTCCAAGCACAAATGCAAGTACACGTCGTCCCAAGACCGACCGGTTGCTATGCATATTGCCCGAACCACACAGTCTTCGACATACATACCATTCGGATTTGGATTGACATGTATGTACATATGAAATTGTCTCCTTTGATATTAGCGATAGACTGAGCTAAAGTCTTCGTTTATAATCATATCTGGAACATATGGGCCAATAACATAACGGCTTTGCTGAATATCAAACAAATTTTGTTCAATAGATAAGCAAGGAAATGCTATAAGATCATCTTGTGAAACCTGAATAACTACAGGGAATCCAAGCTTAATTAAATTATTTGTATCTTCAAATACCTCGCAAGGCTCTATACCACTTATTTCATAAGTTTGTGCTGAAAAGTAATCATTATGCGTAAACCTTCTTAAATAGTTTTCAGCAAGAGCACGCAAAGTTTCTCTATTATCTATTTGTGAAAAATTAACCATTTTAGGTATTTTTCCATATTTTTCAACTAAGTCATAATTCCAAATTACAGAATCTTCAGTAACACGATTATCTTTATAGCTTAATGTCATAAGGTCTTTCCCAATTGGCAATATTCCGGTCCATATACCTGTTTTAATATTATTAGGTTTTATATCCATAATATTGTCGTTTAACCCAAACGATGGAATTGTAGATCCATATATAACTTCGATTAAACCGTTACTTGGTTCGGATGGAGATTCATTAATACTATTATTATAATCAAATCCAAGAGTTAAAGAAGCATAATAAGCACAATTTATACAAACTCTATTAATGCTGCTCGTCGGATACGTTTTTGTGGTTTCATCATATTCTGGATTTGTATAATAATAGTAGATTACTCCTCCATACGGCCCTATAATATAATTTTGATAGGCATCGGATAATAATTCCAATGAGCATTCGAATTTACTCGAATCGCTAGTCGATTCATCATCTTCATCATAATTTCCATTATATCTATTTGAAATTTCTATTAATTCCCAAGGAATATTACTGCCGTTATTATCGTTGTCGAGAGTAATATGATATGATAATTCTGCTTCAGTAACAAAATTTTGTTGGTTATAAGTAGCATTACGACATTCTAAGAAAACATCGCTAATATGCATTAAATGAGAATCGATAAACTCAAACCTTTGATAAAATATCTGATCCTTTTCAAAAGTGCTTCCGCCTTCGCAATTAAATGATCTATTTCCATACATATCTTGATCAATAGATACTACTCTTCCAACAAAAGGATAATAATCGTCTTTGATTTCGTTATTTGAATCCACGTATAGCATTTCAACAATTACAGCAGTTCTCATTATTTTTATTTCGTTTATTAGTGGATGTGACATAACCATAGAAAATTCAAAAGTTGAAGTTTTATTGATTTCTAGTTTGAAATTAGCAGATAGAATTCCGTCATTAATACCTTCTAAAGTATCTAAGACTAATTCTCTATTTATAAACATGCGATATGCAATCATATTACTACCTCCCCCTTCTTTTCTAGAATATATGTATCAGATCCTATAGATAATATAAAAAATTTAATATCCGCACCAGGATCATAACTATATGGTTTCCACTCATATTCTTCAACAATTGGATCTAAATTATAATGAATCCGAATCTTCGAATACGAAGCATCCGGCTTATAGTCAGCAACATAAACTCTTCCGTGATAAATATAATTTGGTTCATCATCGAGAAAGAGATAAAAGACTGAACCATCAAAGTAGTCAGCATAAGCATCGAACGATTTGGTCCAGTCTTTCCATTTATCATGGTCAATATAAAATTCCCAATCCCCTTCTCGCGCATCGTAAATTACATCACGAGTTAAAGCGTTAGTGAGATCGAGAATTTTATTTGACCGTGGCAAAGAAAGCATCTTTACCTGTGCTGGAGGGGGCTCGATATGTGGTCTGGCAGCCGGTACTAAATGGAAGTCCCCCCAGGTATTTCTAACAATAGAATCATCTTCTCGTATGAACGTAATGGAGTGAATTCCATCGTACACAACTGACATACTAATTATCTCCTTCCACCAGAATTGAAATATCGCTGTCCAAGTGCTCTATCCATCTTGGACACAGTTCCAGCAACAATAGCGTTACTGTCTAAGTAAATCTTTGTATTCATGATGTCTCTATCAAGAGCGTCAATATGTTCATTCAAACTCTTAAACTCAGCAATAATATCGGCGTTTCCTTTATCGACACTTTCCTTAATTGCAGCAATATCTGTCTGTATAGCTGCCGCTATTGTACTAACCATATCAGAAGATGTGGCAAGCCTTATTAAAGTCTCAGAATCAGTCTGGGTGAATCCAGAACTCTGAGTCATCGTCGCAGACTGAGAATCATCAACGACAGGTCGCACAGAAGGCATAGGAGCAGTTTCCGATCCAATGGAATCATACAATCTGCTTACACCATTAATAGCGTTATCTATAGCCAAATCAGCCATGCTGCTTGAAGCGGTTCCAACAAGTTCTGAATAGTTGTCAAGTCCAAGCGCAAATCCTTCACAGACCATTTGGCCTACCCAACTGAACCTTTCAGATGGAGAATTAATACCCAGTTCATGCTTTGCAGCTTCATAAGCCTGCCTGGCAACATAGCGTGCCATATTAGCAACTCTTGAAGCTCCATTACTTAAGCCAAGTATTAAGCCTTCGATCATCATTTGACCGTAGTACTCATAGAGTTTGGAAGGAGAAGCGATTTGTGTAAGATTTGTAAAAGCTGTGTTCATCACATCGCCAAGATCTTCTGTTATGTCAGCAGCATCGGTAAATTTAGATCCAACCGCGTCGATTAATCCTTGAACCAAATTGGTTCCATTTTCACTCATTAATGCTTTCGCCTTTTCACCGAAGTTTTCTGTAAGAGAAGAAATGAGATTATCCTTAAGATTAGATACATCGCCAGAAGCGATTGCTTCACTAATTGGCTTAACTAGAGCCGCAACAACTTCTTCTCCGCTAACTCCCAGCTTTTCAGCAAGTCCGTTAATATCAACTCCGTCTAATAGATTAGATAAACTAAACTCACTAGTACCTTTTAATAGTTCGGCTACCTTCTTTATACGATCTTCTGAAGATTCTGATGAAAGGGCATCCATCACTCCAGTTACATCAATAAGTTTGCCATTGACGTACATCGTTGTTCCGTTTTCAGGAAGATTTGAATCATCGTATTCATATGTTTTTAGCGCTTCATATATTTCCTCTACAGATACATTATTCTGAGCCGCTCCTTCAGGATTTTCTTTATACATTCTAGCAATTTCTTCCATAGACTGACGGGCTTTTTCATCAGTTAAAGCATTACTAGCTTGAATCTCCTCACTTTTATTCTTTACATTTTCAGCAGCATTTGACAATTTGTCAGCGCTTTCCGATAACGATTCGCTACTCTTCTGAACAGATTCGTTTGCTTCTGTGACTTCTTTTCCACCAAATATGTCGCCGAGTGTAGAAATCCCATCAAGACCTGAGAATTTTTCTAAGAGCGGTCCTATAAATTGCTCTACTATACCGGAAACGAAAGACTTTGCCATAGATGGTATCTCTATTCCAAGGCCTTCAGATATCGCATCTAGTAACTTCTCACTCACTTCTCCAGCATCAATATTATTTGCATCTATTTTAGACAAAGTGCCCTCAACGATCGGCATTAGAGTTTCCTTAGGAACGTTGATAACTTCGCTGATAAGATCGACTACGCTCTCAAGTTGACCAAGTAAAGCATTACCAGTCTTTTCAACCTCTTCGCCAGCCGCTTCCATCCATTCGGATTTACCTACGCTGCCATTTTGAATTCCATACTCTGTATCTTCACCATAGCGCTTTGCATATTCTTCTCGAAGCTTCTCAACAATATCGTCGAAAGTTTCAAAGCTCGCAATGGCCTTTCTAGTAGCTTCGTCCCATACACCAGTCTTTTCCAACCCGAGTATGTCTTGAAGCTCAAGTATAGCGTCACTACTATCAAGGAATGTAACACGCCCCTCACTACCAGAATACGGAACGGGAGCACCTTTAAAAGCGGCTTCTATGCCACTGGCTCCACGAGACCATAGCGCATAATCTCGATTCTCAAGTTCTGTAAGGAAGTTATCTAACGTCCGAACGTCTCTGCCCTGATCTCCAACTTTAAGATCATCGGAGATACCTTTCACGTTATTTAGTATATCTCGTTCGTATTCGGTTTGATCCTTCTGAGCCTGTTCGATGGTAGCTTCATCCCATTCACCAGTGACTTCAAGTCCACGATCTTGCTGATACTTCCTGACAGCTTTTGCGGTTTCCTTGCCGTAAGTGCTGAACTCATCAGCATTAAACATGTTATAATATCCCAATGACTGAAGTTCTTCCTGAAGCCATCTAATATAATCTCCACTATCTCCTTTTTTAGCAGTATGCTTAAAACCAGCAAGTCGCTTATCGGGATCGTAGTATTCGTAAAGATCGGGGTCTAAGTAACCAAACGTACCAGTCTTTTTAGGATCTTGAGTCGGATCATAGTTATTGCTCTCTTTTTTCTTATTTTCTGCAACGGATTTATTGTATGCCGAATAAAAATCTTGAATGGCTTGAGTAGTTTCCTTGCCATATACTCCGTCTTCGGAAATATCTTTAGCAAGAACGCCAATCTCATTCAAACGCTTCTGAAGTTCTTTAATATCATCACTGCTCGACCCAGCGCCCGTTTTACTTGCAAGATCGATTAGTTTTTTAGCATCTTTACTCTCGGATAATGTAGTAGGTCTACTCTGCTGATTCTCAATTCTTAAAGCTGTTTGCTCGACTTGTTTCATATTGCGCTTAAATAAATCAATGTCTTTCTCAGTTATGGTATACGATTTCCCATTTCGAGTAGTCTCCTTAATCTTACCAGAAACAGCATCTTTCCAGAAGCTATAAAGTTCTTTCCATCTCTTAGCGCTCTTTCTATCAACGCCATTTAAATTGTCAAGCATACTTTCATCAAATTTAGTAGCTTTAGTTTTCTTTACAGCTTCTGTATTTTCCGTTATTGCATGCTCCAAATTTTCTTGTTGTTTCTTCGTTTTACCAGTATCTTCATTTGAAGAAGCGGATCTTGAAGTCTGTTTCTTAATCCGATTAACTTCGCTTTCGATCCATTCGATGTTATTAGTGGCTTTCTTAATATCATCCTGCGTTACAGGACGAGTTTTGCCATTGCTTTTAATTTCAGTTTTCTGCCCGGAAAGAATATCTTGTGATGTCTTATATATCTTCTCCCAGACGGTACTGCTTCTTCTCTGAACACCATTTAGATAACTAAAGTCCTCTTTTGTAAGAGACGTTGTGGCCTTAGAAACAACTTTCGTATTCTCTTCAACAGCATCGGTCCATTCGGAGGTTTGTTTTCCAAGTTCTTTTTCACTGGACGCAATCGCTCCTGCATAATCATCAACTTTTACAGTCTTAGTCGTATCTTTCAAAGCATCGGTATTGTCTTCAACGGCACCAGTAAGCTCTTCTGTACTCTTACTACTAAGTGCTTTTCCGGTAACGCTTGGATCTTTAGCTGCTTTACGACCAGTATAACCAGTCTTCATGCCTTTCTGACTTGCGCCTGCTGAACTGCTGCCTCTAAGAGAATTATCAACACTATCAGCATAATCCTCAATAGTATCACCAATAATGCTATTCTTTGCTTCTGTCTTAATGCGCTTCATGAGATCAAGGATCGCTTTGACAACTTCATTCGTAGCATCTTCATCGCGAATTCCTTCAGCGATCTGATTGACAATAGCAATACCAACAGAAGTAAAGGACTCAGCTTCAGTCTCGCCAGTACCACGAATCGTCCCAATTGTAGTCTTAAGCTCTTCCTGGGCCTGTTCGATAGATCCCTTATCCATAAATCCTAATTTAATAGCGTTGACGATCATCTTACCAACATCTATAAAGGACTGAATAAGAAGGTTGCCATTATCGTCAGTTAAAGTTTTAAGAGAAGCTACCGTTTCAACAAGCTCTTTAAGTGCTTCACCAGTATGTACAAGTTTATCACTGCTATATAAATCGTATAAACTATCCATGTCTAAAGAATTATAAAGCTCTATAATCTTCTCAATTACCGAGAAAGCCCCTTCAACGCTAGAATATGTCACACTTCCCGCGTTGGTCTGGAATTCTGTAAGTTTCGTGCCGAGTTCGCCAAGACCGTTACCGAGACTGGCAAAGCTCTTGCTACCAGAAAGTAATTGCCAAGCACCGCCAGATGCATCAAGTGTATTAAACGATGTAACAAGTCGTTCAACCGCAGAAACGGCAGAATCAATTTTTGTGAAATCAGCGGATACAATACAATCTGAAAATGTTTTTAAACCAGTTCCAAGATCACCAAGATTCACTGCAAACTTTTCTAAAGTATTATCACCTATTAAAAAGCTTATCCATCCACCACTATTTGGTAAATCCTGGGATGTCTTAAGAACAGTTCTCAGAACTCTATTGGCCTTGGAAATCTTTTCCGTACTCAGAATGCCTATACTGTCACCATATGTTCCAAGATTCGTGCCTAATAGACCTATATCGGTTGCGAAACCCGATAAAGTTGTCTTATCAACTCCTAAGAACTTAAATACTTTAGTCAAAGCATCTTCTGCTGTAAGAACTCCTGTAACCTTTATAAGTTCGTTTAAAACGTCATTGGCATTCGTAACCTTGCCTTTCTCAAGTGTACCAATGTTCGTTCCGTATTTCCCAAGAGCATCACCAAGAGCCGTAATATCATCAGCGAACGACGTAAGCGATTTTGTATCTTCGCTCTTATCGCCGAACAATTGTGTAAATATGTTTCTTGGATTAAGATCGCGATTTACCTTTGCAAGCTCATCGAGAACCTCATTGGCACTTTTAACCTTTCCACTATCAAGCGTACCGATATTATCTCCATAATTCCCCAAAGCAGTACCGAGCGCGTTTATACCAATAGCCATCTGTGTAAGGTCGTTGTCTCCTCCGGCGGCATAGCTTGAAATTTTAGCAATATCATCAACCGGAACAGCCTCAGCCAACGCAGAGAAAGCTTGAGAAATCATCTGCGAATCAACTGTCGGAACCTGAACATTACCGTCTTCATCCGTAGAAATCGTACTAAGACTCTCGTAATATAAATTAAGAGCGGAACCGAGATTCGTAAGAGTTTCATTGGTTCCGTCAGCAAGATTAATTTGAGAAATGCTATCGGAAATCTCTTTCGCATCGACAGCGATTTGTTTAGCTGAAGCGCTTGCGGCTGAGCTTTCCGTTATACTTGAGATAAGACTACTGTAATTGTTAAGAGATGCTGCAAGCCCAGTAAGGCCGCCATTCGTTATAAAATCAGGAATACTAATGCCGGTAGCAACTGTCATAGCCGTCTTTGTATTTGAAATCAGGCTTATAACTCTCTTAGATGCCGCCAGCGTTTCTTCAGTTATTGCTCTTATCAGTTTTCCAAATGCGTTTATAGCTGAACCAGCTCGTGCCAACTGTATAAGCTTTTCTAAGAAGAAATTGAAGTCTACAGCCATCATAGCCGCCCACATTCTAGGCAAATCAACCGTTATAAAGCTAACGACCTTTTTAACGTTATCCCAGTTAATATCAGCTATCATATCTGAGAACTGTCCAAGCCTCGAACCCATGTTCCAGATGGCTTGAGTACCAGCCTCAATACCAGCTCCAGCGAATGTACCAAGCAGCGCAACTCCAAGTCCTATCAACGCAAGACCAGCGGCTAATGCGGCAGCAACTGCAATAATTCCTACTGCACCGCCAGTGCCAGCTGTAGATCCTAAGAAGCCAATAATAGCAACAAGCGCAACAATACCACCAATGAAAGCAAGCAAATTCTCAATAGGTACATCTTTCACTTTCTTAACAGCTTCAGCAAAAATATGTGCAGCCAGAGCGATACCGACCATAGCGAGGACTATTGAAATCGTCTTTATAATACCTTTCTTATTATCTTCGCCTTCTTCGCCTTGCTTATTTAAGAAATAAAGTGCTGCAAAGAGGCCGGCAAGAATACCAACGACAGTAAGCAAAGCTACAGTAAATGTACCCCCACCATATTGTTTAATTATCTTAGCAACTTTTCCAATTGCAAATACAATACCAAGTAAAGCTATAGTCATAGGTATAAGGCCTTTAATCTTAGTTTCAATCTTACCTTCCGGCGCTTTACTTGCGAAATAAGACATCGCGACCATTGCACCAGCAAGTATCGTAACAATTCCTATTATAGCCCAAACAGCTCCACGCACAACGCCTTCGTCTTTTATTAGCTTCATTACGACCATAAGACCAGCTAAAGCTATGACAACGGCTATGATACCTTTGCACATATCAAAGATGCCGCTTATATTAACCTCAGCCTTACCATTGCCGAATTTACTTACGAGTAAAGCAATCCCAGCTTCGACGGCACCAAGTATAACTATAAGACTTAGAATCGTACCAATAGCTCCTACTAAGTAACCAACATTTTCTTTTTTAGTACCCCATTTAAGAACGTTTATAAGTAAGAATATGCCCGCAGCTAACGCGGCAACAGAGCTTGTCATCATAAGCATTTGCTTACCAATTTCACCTATGCCACCGAGATGTTTTTGAAGACCAGCGAGTATTCCGACGACAAGAGTAAAATCAAGAAGCAATGTCTGCATCATACCGAATGCCGTTTCAACTCTATCAGGATCAAGAAGTGATAGCACCGCAACCATTGTCGCAAGCATTGCGAATGCTCCAGCGATTTTAAGTACAGTATCGCCAATGGTGTCGGTCTTAATTCCGGCTTTCTTCTTAAGAATATCAATGATACCGCCAGCGCCATTAATGAGCTTACCAACAGCATTACCGACAATCAAAGCTATAACAGGTATAGCAAACTGCATCATATTCCCGATAATAGGCTCGATAAGCTCAGCAACATGAGATAAAGCGCCGCCTATCATTTCACCAATCGTCGAGAATATGCTCTTTTTCTTCTGAGCATTCTTACCGACAGCATGGACGGCTTGCGCTCCACCACTTCCAGTACCAGTAGCCTTAGCAACTTCCTTATTTTTACCAGTCAATAAATCTTTCAAAGATTGAAATGCGCTTATTATAAAATTCTTGATCTTATCTCTAATTTCTTTGATTTTTTCTCCAATTTTGTCAGCCTGACCAGGAATCGTTTTTAACGTTTCCCAAATATCATTAAAGAAAGCGGCAATCGGATTTGTACTGTTCTCATTAGAACCAAATACGCTACCAACTTTCTTAAACAAATTTCGCACCGTGTTAACTAGATTCTGAATAGCATACGCTACCAAGTATCCCGCAATTTCAATGACCTCAACGACTTTGTGAATGGGACTGTTTCTTATAGCGGTCTTAAACGATTCCCATAAATTACCGAAGAAATTAACGACAAAAGAAACTACATCGCCATTTTGAAACGCCGCTACGATACCTGTAACGAATTCAACGATACTGTCCTTTATAGAAATCAATTTTTTGCCATCAAATCCACCATCAGCGGACTTAAACAAGTTCCCAATAATCGGTATTTTTGCGAGATGGTATTCGATCATGAACAGAACTTGATCAATGTTAGAAACCCATCCCCATTTCTGTCTGAATTCATCAATTTTACCAATAATAAAGTCAACAACTTTTCCAACCGTGTTCTTAAGAGTATTAAATACACCTACGGCGGCATCGATAGCCTTAAATATAATCCCGAACGGAGTACCATCAGTATAAGCCTTCAAGAACTCATAGAAATTACTAAAGGTATTTTGTTTTCCGAATGCTTTAAGCCATTTTGCGTATACATTTATAAGCGTATTAATACCATTTGAAACCCTTTGAATAATATCTCCAACAGGTCCAAAGAATTTTACAATTCTATCAGACAGCTTGCCATATGCATCAGTATCTTTAAGCTCGTCATTCAAGTTCTGCCACATTTCTGAAGTCATGGACCAGAATCTAAACAAAACATCAACCAGCGGTCTAAACATACCAATAACTCTACCAGCAGCGTTTAAAAGCGCTCCAATAAAGTTTCTTACAATTTCAACCTGAGCAGCAACACCACGTACAATATTCTGAAAGCGTTCCATTGCTGCAGAACGGTTTTCAATAAGCTCGCCTTCCTCATCTCGATCGGCAAATTTGAAAGCTTCACGGAGATTATGCGCTGCAGCGGCTACTTTATCGGTTAATGCAAGAAGAGCATTAGCATCAAAAGCCGGAATAACCTGACTAAGCGCTTCTCTAGTAGCATAAACGGTATCCATGAATGTTGTCCACACATCCATAGCCGCCTGAATAAACTTAGTATAGCCGCCCTGACTATGCCATGTTTCAAGTACCTGATTTCTATAACTTGTAAATATATCAGTATACTCAACTAAGCTATTGGCGACATACGTCCACCATGCACGAGCTTCGTCAAGATTACCAAATATCAGTTTATAAGTTTTCATCCAACCGGAACTTACAGCATCATGAATAGCATCAATAGCATCCTGCCAAGTTAGAGCTTCCTTAGCTGCTTGATAAGCTTTTTTACCTAAATCTCCGGTCGTATCAGCATAGCGATTCGTAGTTTCAATCAACACTTCAGAAGTAAGCCAACCTTCACTTAATGTGCTGTTAAAACTTTGATAATTAATTTCGGTTTCTTTAAATTCGGCAGCGGCTGTTTTTGTAGCTTTCTTAGTTTGCTTCATTATTTTGCCGACGCCTTCGCCCTTTTCCTCTATTGTTCCAAGCTCTATTGCAGTCTTAATTAATTCTTCCTTAAATTCCTTAGTTGCCATGTTGGCGTTTTCGATTGATTTCCAGTCAATAAGTTTAACAGAACCAGCTGACAAAGCCTGAGCGAAGTTGTACATTGCCCTATTAGCTTCGGCTTTGCCGGCACCAGACAAAGCGGCCTCATTGGCGATACCTTCCATAGCCTTCTCAGCTTTCTCAAGCTCGACGCCAACGGAAGTAAATTTACCAATCGACGCAACCATTTCGGCAAAGTCGTAAGAAGTTTCATCAGTATAAGTCTGAAGCTTCTCCAATACCGCTTCGACCTCTTCAACAGATTTACCAGTTGTATTTGTAATCGTCTGAACAGCTTTTGTCTGAGTTTCATATTTCTTCTGTCCGGCACCCATATCGCCAAAGCCAGTAAAAGCGTCAGCAACAGCTTTACCCGCCTCTACTGCTTTATCCGCAATGTCTTTAAAGATTTTCTGTCCTATTTGTCCAAGAGGTGTAAAGACATTCGCTACTTTCTGAACACTATACTCAAGATTTGAAAGTCTATCATTCAGCGAATCCGTAGCGATTTCAATGTTCTTTAAACTGTCGCCAAGATTTTTAAACTGAAGACTTTGCTTTAGCTTTTCAAGAGTGTTCATACTTGTTGATACGTTTCGTTCAAACTGTTCATTATCGAATTTCATTTGAACTATTCGTTCATCAATTGTAGGCATTCTTCGTCACCTCCCACCATACTTTTTGGCCGATCTTATCAAATACCGGCTTAAGAGCAGGATTGATGTAGTCAATACCCTGCACGTAATATCCTGAAGGCATGGCGTGGCCGTACTGAATAAGTATAGCCACGCTCGCACCGTTATTTCGATTTGAATTGTTCCAGGACAATATAATCCCAGTCTTAGTTTTCTCAATCGAATAGCTCCAGCTCGAAGCAGTTTTGCCAGTCTTTTTAGGCGTAGCTTCCTGAAGCGCTTTGACACCTTCTTCTGCTAAAACTTCCAATCCCTTAAAAATATCTCCGTTTCCAGTCTTTTTAAGGAACTTCATTGTCTTGTCGAAGTTGCCTTTATGCTTAAAGCTGATCACCTAAATCATCCTTTCGTCCCTAACTTCTTCCTTCTCGCTTCATTAAGGGCTCGATTACTG